GTGCTGCTACCAAGTGTAGTTGTGCCTGACGGAATACAACTTGGTTACCAGTGAGTTGAGGAAGAATCTCAGGAAGGGCATGCCCTGCTGGAGATTCGACTCCTACTACCTGCAGTAAGGTACGCATGGATTACTTAGTCCAGATTGTTTCGGCTTCGACTGCGCCTACTGTAAATGGCTTTGGTCCTTTAGCAGGATCAAACCAACCTACGTATGCCTTACCAGCCTTGCTAGTACCCTTCTTCTTGGCGTACTTGCCACGACCATCTGGTAGATCTGGAGCATCTGGATGTCCATATGTCCACTCATTACCATACTTGTCTTTAACTACTTCGATAGAAGTAGGACCAGAACTAACTACGGTTGGATTCAATCCACCATTAGACAAAGCTTGTACTGCCTTATCCATTGATGTCATACCACCACGACCACCAAGTGCGGTCTGTAGTTCTGTTGCTGCCTTGATTGCCTCGATAGCAGCAGTCATGTTGGTAGCAAACTCAGCAGCACTATCACCTCGGACAGTGAATAGGTCTGTGCTGTTTAGCTTACCTGTATACGAGAACTTAGATTCAGTCATCTAGTTCATCCTTTCTTTCCCTTTGTTGTTGGTATTTGCAAGGGGAAATCTATAGTACCCATTGCTGGGCATTTATCTTGGAATGAACACATCCGACATGAATCACCTACGGATGGTGGGAACCATCCGTTCAATACGGAATGGTTCATTGCACCAAATACATACTCAAAATAATCTATGGTTAGGTGCGACAGATCTATAAGATCGTCAAGCGTACCTTGTCTTGTCATAAAGAATGCGCCCCACTTAGGACGGACGCCCATTACTTTCTCAATACCAGATGCATACAAGCCTGCTTGTATCATGCCAAATGGTGTCCTAGAACCTGTCTTGTAATCAACAATTACCAAGTCTTCCCCTACTTGGTAGATCGCATCAACAATAAAGCGAACTGGTGTTCCCCCGAAGTGAACATCAGCAGCCCATTCAATTCCAGGACGACCATCGGGCATCGTAGCAATTTGCCAACCAGAAGACTCGTACCATTTCTGGTACGCCTCTACCTGCTTGAGTCCATCGCTTTGCCAGAACGATAGATCTTCTCCGTCTGGGCGTGAGGTGGTCTTACGCCCAGCAGTCTTCCACTCTGTCGAGGGAATACCAGATTTCTCTTCGGTCTCCTTGACGGCATCATTAAATACCTCAAGCCACTTCTGTGTCAAATCAATAGAGGTCATCATCACCCTCAATATATTCAGGATTATCTACAGGTGTAGGTGCTGTCATTGGTGAACCACACCCTGCACAGAAGGAGTCAAGGAACCACATAACCAATTCGTAGTCAGCAAAGATGGCACGGATAACCTGTATGTTTGATCCGCAATTGATACACTCATTACTTGGTATACCACGTTGATCAATTGTCAAGTTGCTTCTTGTAAAGCTCATGGTTGAGCCACTCCAGCATGGAGTGGACAGCAGAACCAGCAGCAAGATACACCGCAGGTTTCTCTGGAACCATAGCCACTTTGCTTAGGTAGTATTTCTGTGGGCAGGATTGCCAAGTAGATAACTGGCTATAGGATCTATGCGGAGGAAGTTCGTTCATACCAAAAGAATAAACCAAGACACTGACATTCTCGGGGAACGACACGCATGTAACTCTTACCAATAATCTGATAGGGTTGAGGGGTGGTGGGAGGGAAAGGCTCGCTCAGGCGAGCCGTGAAAGATAAAGAGAAATAAAAAAAGAGGGGGATCAATTAAGATCCCCCTCTTCTCTTAGCCCTACCATTCTGGTGGAGCAACTGCGAGCGCATCCAGCGTGGCTATATTGATGCACCCGACTGCTGGGATGTCATAGCGACGCTGCAACCCTTTTAACATTTCCTGTAGGGGAGCATCAAGCACATCATCGCCAGCAACGTTAAGAGCCACACGAACTTTCGTGACTAGCTCACTTCTTTCATCTGGTCCAACAAGTGTTAATAATCTATTTGTATCCACTAAGAGACTGTTGTTTCAGTATCTATTGTTTGTAGTTGGATGGTAACAATCCCGCCGAACCCAGAAGCAAAAGTGGGTGGGGCTGCTTGCTCAAATTGGATAGCACGGATGACACAAATCCGTTCTTCTCCACTTGCAAAGTCTTGGTACAAGACTGCTCCACCATTTTGCTCAATAGATTCAAGGTATTGGATTCGCTCCCATGGGTAACTTGGAATACATCCGCAGGTGACACATAACTAGCAAGTGTTGATTCAACACCAGGACCAAATGGAATAGTTCCAGTTGTTACAAGTTGTTGGTTGTCATCATCCAAGTTAAAGCCAAGAGTTCCAGATGAATCTGGATCTGTTTTAATACTTAAAGATACTGGTTGTTTCTTTTCTCCAGTACCCCAACGAATAAGACCAGACTTAAGATAACCAGATGATGCAAGATTAGTTGCATGTTCTACCCATATGCCAGATGCTGATGTAATAAATTTTAACCCACTGGTTCCAACAAAAGCCACACCGTTAGGTACATTGCTATCTGTTACAAGGTCTGCAGCGTAGGCATATCCATTGTCAATTACTTGACCAAGGTTAAGACGCCATAACCCAGCAGAACCAGATACCAAGTTAGATCGTGTGCAATAAACATATGTTTCATCTAGTGCGATGTCATATACATCGCCTTCAACATTAAGTGGTCCATATGTAAATGACTGACCATCTGTTCCAATAGTTCCAACACGTAATCCCTTTGATGTGGCAAGAATTACAAATTCATTTAGGTATGTACGAAGTTGATGCAATGTCTCACCACGAGGAAGTTCTGCAATAATACTTGGACCAACAATTGCAGCAGTAGGTGATGAAGGATTAATTGTATACATTTGTACTCTAGATACAGCACCTTGTGTATATCCAACCACAATAGATGATGGCAACTCTGCAATAGAGTTGACTACTGTGCTTGTGTTGGCTGTTTCAAATCTTTCCTCTGCTGCGCTAATACGTGGCGTTGGTGTTGTGTATGCACGACTGATTTCATATACACCAACCTCAACAGTTCCTTCTAATGCTGCAACAATGATGCGCTCTTTAACATAGGCAATTACTTGTGGAACCCATGTTGCTGCTACATATGTAGGTTGATTCCATAACTTGCGAACAGCACCTGCTGTAGTTACATCATAGATACCATCACTTGCAGCTACGATTGCATAAGCACCATCAGTTGTTAACTTGTATGGTGTAGCACCACCAGTTAAAGTAATGGATGTTATGTTTCCTGTTGACTCGTTGTAGAATCTAAGTGTGCTATCTTGAATAAAGAATGTTCCACCAACAACGGTAGTTGGTTGATATGCAGTAGCCGAATTGCTGACGTTAACAGTTGCAGGTAAAAGCTTAAGCTCACCAAGTGTCCAGCAATCAATGTTGTTTGATTCATAAAAACGATATAGATCACTAGCGTCAGCATCGTAATACTCTTCGCCCGCACCATGATGCCATGATGTGGCAGAACGTAACCACCAGTTAGTCAATGACTGCTCACCAGTCAATGCTCCTTGGTCAATACGTTCTTTCTGGTAAGTCGTAGTAATACGACTAATACGATTATTGTCATTGGCAGCAGACAACCAAGGGGTATTACCTATGGCATAGCTTGCAGCAAAGTCTTCTCTTCCATAGCGAACCAACGCTGTAGGCACGTTAGTGCTAATAGCAATAGGTAAATCACCTTTAAGGTATTTATTTGTTGTTGCCACGCAACACTCCTAACTAGTCTTTAAACTTAGGTGTACCAAAACCTGCTACAAAAACCTTTAATTTCTTTTTATTATCTTTCTTATATGCACGGATCTTCTGTGCTACTTCTCCACCATTACGCTCGCTGGCTGATTTCTTTTTATTACCAGATGTATTACCTTCAATGGTAGTAATTGTTCCATCGCCATTGTCTTTAAGGACAATGCCAACATGATCTATTGGGTTGCCACCTTCGGCAAAGTCAAAGAAAACTAAGTCGCCAGGCTTAGGCTTGCCAGTTTCTACACTAGACCACGCACCTATACCTTTAAACTTTTCAGCACCAGCAGATGTACCAACCACATTAGGGATCTTAAGATTAACTTGCTTGGCGCACCACATAATAAATGATCCACACCATGGTTGAAAGTTTGCTTTAGTAAAAGCACCGTACTTAGTTTCGTTATCCTTTGGTCCTTCGATGGTACCTACTTCATTTTTTGCGACTTCTAGAAACTCTGCTTTTTGGCTCATAACCCCTCGATACAATTAAGAATAAATCGTCAACCCTGCTCTCCAATCTATCGATGGAGTTAAGTTCAGTAAGATAGTGCTTGACTAGCCAACGAACTGAGCCAGCAAAGCTGGCGACTATTGTGGTTACCGCTACTGCGATACCAGCCCATTCGTTGGTAGACATTACTTAGTTCCTAGACCAAATTCTTTTTCGCTTTTATCTGCCCACTTAGCAGCAGGTGCAGCAACTGCACCAATAAGAACTGCGTATTGAGGAGCAAGATCAGTAAGCAAAGCAATACCCATAACAATTGCAGATGCAAGAACTGCACGTAGGTATGACTTGATTGCTGCTACTTGCTTCTTAGATAACTTCATTAGATACCGCCTGTGATGGCAGCAACTTCAGAATCTGATAGACCAAGAGCTTTTAATTTATCTTGTGCTGCTTGCTTAGCTGCAGCCTTAGCTGCTGCCTCTGCTTCTCGTTCGGCTTGCTCAATAGCAAATGCTGCTGCATCTACTTCTCGTTGAGCAATTTCCTCTGCGGTTAATTCAACCTCAGTAGTAACTCCAGTAGAGCAGTCTACGATTACTTTAGTTGGCATTGTATTTCCTTTCGTTGTTTGTTATGCGTTAGATATACCGTATAGGTATGCTGATGAATGTTGCACATAAGTATCAGTAATGGTATTGCCATTTCTAATACTTAAACTAGTAATTGGATCCGTAATAGTATGATTAGAATTAGAGTTCCAGTTTAAATGAGTATTGGAGCTACCAGTATCAATTAAAACTCCTACAGAGTTTCCTGATTTTTTTTGATTAGCGTTTGTATAATCATTAAAATAATATTGGCTTGAAGCAAATGCATTAGCGGTAGCACTTGAAGGCTGGGCATAATTATACTCCCAGTATAGTTCAGTTCCTTGTGCGGAACTAGTACTATTGTTATATGATCTCATCATTTTATTTCGGTACGTGGTAGTGCTTACTCCATTTGCTCTTACCTGTACATTTATTACACCGCCACCTTGACTGGTTCTTAAACTCCAAACCAGCAGTAAGTCTGTATAGGTTTGAGGTATAGAAGTAAAATCAATTTGATTTACTCCACCAGCACCAACGGTGTAACTTGAGATTAATTTATAAGTTGCCATTATGCCGCCTTTATTCCGTAGATAGTAAAGCTTGTACCAACAACCATAGAATTTGAAGCCTCTATTGTAATCGAATTAATCGCAGCAGTGTTTAGCCATAAGTGAGCATAAACAGATTGATAGACACCGCTTGATCCATTATCAGTTCTACAAACTGAAGTCTTATATGTTGTAGTATTAGAGTAATCATATATTTGATATTCAAAAGTACTACCATCATCAATGCTTCCAGAATCAATAATTCCTGCATAACCACTATTACTATTGCTGGAATCAGTTCCAGGAGAACCCGTACCGTTGTAATACAATCTTATCAAGCCATAGTTATTGGCACTGTCACCATTAAATCTCATCCAAAAACTAGCTGCTCCACCAGTGGTTTGATTTGACTTTCCCACAACAATTAAGTCAGTAAAAGTATTTGGGATTGAGGAGAAAGTAATTATAGTTGAAGCAGTAGCGAGAGTTGTAGTTGCAATTTTTTCATATGTTGATGGCATTATGATCCCCTAATTCCGTAAAGAGAAACTCGAGAATGTTGTACTAAAGTAGATCCACCATAAGGGTAAACTTTTATAGAACTAACTGCCCCTGTGCTATTGTATAGACCACCCCAAAGTATAACTTCTTTACCGCTATTATTATTAGTGGTATAACCACCTTGACCTCTAGCACTTGGTTTTTTATTAGCATTTGCAAAATCTAAAATATTAATAGTTTGCCCACCAAAAACCGTACCTTGAGCAGTAGCTGCTGGTATGGTAGCCGTTCTTATACCAGTAAAACTGTTAGGTGCAGAAGTAGATTCATAGAATGAAGTTACGCTTGCGCCATCCGCATAATAACTACCACAAGCATAATTACTTGAAGTTGTATTATTATTAAAACCCAATATTATTGTATCGGTACTAATACCTCTATCTGATCGAGCAAGGATTCTTAACTGTAAATGTTTGTAAGGAGCCCAAGCACCACCATCAGTAAATGTAATACTGGTTGCACCACCTGCGCCAACTAAAACACTAGCAATAGATTCATAAGCGTCAGGTACGAGTACTGAACTCTGATCCCAGAACTTAGATCGCTTTGCGCCAGTAGAAATACTGGCAGCTGATAAACTACGGATTCCCATTATTTCTCCTTATGAGTTCTTTATGCCGTATAGATAAAAAGTAGAAGGTGATACAAAAGTACCAAGTTCTAATCCAAATTCAATACTAGTAATTGCAGCAGAATTTGCCCATTGTCCAGCGTGCATAACAATAGAGTTTGCTGAAGTTCCTGAACCTGCATTATCTTCGGCTGTACACTCAGCCCAAAATGATTTATTATTGTTTGAAGTATAACTTGGTATGTATATTTTAGAGTTACTATAAGTGCTTGTAGTTGCACTATATGAAGTAGTAGCAATACCACGAATAAATCCACCTGTTATTCCACCAAGTGTTTGAGTGGTATCAGTATTATTTGCTATGCTTGAACTCGCATACATTTGTAATGACCTACTATTGTAGTTGCTACCATTTGAATTAAAACTTATAGTAAAAGACATAGAACCACCACCACTTGTATAGGTGGATTTTGCAGATATTAACATTACTAAATCTGTATATGTTTGTGGTATAGAAGTAAAAGAAACAGATGTTCCACTTGTCAATGTTGTTGAGTTAATAAGTGTATATGTAGTTGCCATTATGCTCCTTGAATCCCATAGAGTGTAAAACTTGAACCAGTTAAATAAGCACCTGAGTAAGAAGATAAAGTTACTGAATTTATTGCAGCAGTATTTCTCCAAGTTCCAACAAAACAAGTTGATTCTTGATTAGAATTTCCGTAACGGCATAAAGTATTTTTCCAAGTTGTAGTATTTGAATAATTATTTATATTGATTATTCCACTAGAACTTATAGTTGAAGGTAAAGAAGCAGCACCTGGCAATCCATAAGCAAAGGCTAGATTAGCGTAGGCACCTGCACCTGCTGCAGCCCCAGTGGTGTACATAATTGCTGCACTGTAATTGGTTGCAGTATCTCCATTAAATTGAATTTGTACATTTCCTGCACTGACTGACCCAAGATTAGCAATAATAACTAAGTCGGTATAGGTTGATGGAATTGAAGAAAATGTTAAAGTTGTTGTTGTACTACCCAAAGTATTGGTTGCTATTGCTTCATATGTTTTTGGCATTATGCTCCTTTAATTCCATAGAGTGCAAAAGATGAATATTGAGCAAGATTACTAGCAGTATAAAGAGTTATAGAAGTAACTGCATTTGTATTACGCCAGTTGCTAGATGAAAAGAAAATAGAATTTGAGCCATTAAAATCTGCACCTGCAAAAGATTGAATAGGTTTATACTTACTTGTATTTTTATAATCTAATATATCAACAATAAGTGGTGATCTTAAACCAGAAGGTTCACTATCTCTAGCAGTAATACCCGCTATTCCAGCAGTTGCGCTTATAGATGTATCACCACCAACTGATGCATACCCATATAATCTGTGCCAAGAATAATTAGCACCTGAATCTGAATTAAGGCGTATGAAAACTGTGGTATCTCCATATCCACTAAAGGTCGAGCGAGCAATACCTCTTATATGTAAATGAGTATAAGTTGATGGTATTGAAGTAAAGTCAACCGTGCTTACACCGCCACCAGCAGGAACAGTATATGTAGCAATAGATTCATAGCTACTTAATATTTCTACAGCACTTTGATCCCAAAACCTTTGATACTTGGGAAACCCATTAGCAACAGTTGAATTGCTAAATCGTGATATTGCCATGGATACTCTCCTTAGTTAATTAAAGTTCTGAACCGAATGCTGTGAATGTAAGATCAGCAGCAGATGCATAAGTAACGATAACGTTACTTGATGCAAGGGTAATGCCAAGTGTTAACGCAGTTGAATCATTAGCTGCAATTGCGATGTCGTATGCAAGATAATGTTCGTTTGCTAATGTTGTTCCTGTTGCTGGCTTAACCGCAATGCGGTATGACTTTGCAGCAGCAGAACGATTTGCTACAACGATTGTTGACACTACGGCTGAAGAACCAGAAGGTACTGCGTATAATTCTTCGGCAGTGGTGGCAGCAGCAGCTTTACGACCTAGTACTTTGTATGCCATTGTTTATGCTCCCATGAGTAGAAATGGATCTAAGCCACCAGAGCCTGCCTCTGATGCTTTTGCTAGTGGGATTCCACCAGCGGTAACGCCATCGTGTACGACGATAGTGTCTTTGTCGGTGTCGATTGTTACTTCACCAACCAAGCCTGTAAATGCCGAGTGTTCTGATGTAGTTCCTCGACGTAGTTGTAATGCAAATGCAGCCATCTTATGCTCCCATCATCATTAAGATATCTGGTATTGGATCTGTTGTAATACTTCCCCAAGTTGCTGAGGTTCCATCAGTAGTTAAATACTTTCCACCATTACCGCTTTGTGAAGGTAAGGCATCAACAACACCCCAAGAAGTTCCAGATGTTCCATCTGTAGTTAGATACTTACCACCGTTACCAGTGATTGAAGGAACATATGAT